GATGATCCAACTTTTGTTGGAACAGCGATTGAGCTTTGCTCAATCGATGACAAAAATCCCATCGAGAAGCGATGATCCAACTTTTGTTGGAACAGCGATTGAGCTTTGCTCAATCGATGACAACACATCTTTTAACTTTATTTAATTTCCAGTCGTTGAATGATGGATTAATATCTTCTTTCACATAAGTAATAATAGGTTTGTTCATAGGTAATTTCAGTAAAGGATGTGCATAAACTGGTTATTTGGAAAGTTAAGTCTTATTCTTGGAAAATTATTTTTGTACATTGAGTGCGCAGCATGGATTAATTTGTCTCTTTTGTTTAATTGAGAGAGAATATAACTAATGGCAGGAGGTCCACGTGGTCTTGGTATACCTATTATTCCTGTTTTATCAGGGGATCTGGTGGACCCGGTGGACCAGGTGGTCCTTGTTCTCCCATAGGACCTTTCACTTGACCAGGGGAGTGGTTGTGGCGAAGGTTCAATTATAGGTGGTGGTTCATTTTGAACACAAACCATTGTACAACATGAATATCCATAACAGCCAACAAGATTACCTGAACAATCAACACAATCAATTTCTATCGCCGGCACAACCACCGCCTTGTAAATATTAAAAATTTACACCATCTGCTGTATCCCCATCAGTAGCATTTGGATCAAAATATTTTTTATGAAATGATGAATTATTAGTTTTAAATCTTGGCATAATAAGAATTATAATTAATATTAAAATGAATACTATTATGAAAATATGATAATTTTTTAAATTCATATAATAATATCTAGAAAAAAAAATATAAATCAGAAAATTAGTTATAAATTATTTCTTTGTGTAAATTAAATAAAAATGTTTAAATTCAAATCCGAACGAAATATTATTATGTTTATTTTATTGTTAATTTTATTTTTAATTATAATAGGAACAGTATATATTCATTTAAAGATTGATAAAAAAAAAAGTGAAAGTTATATAGATTTTGGAAATAGAAAATGTTCTGGAATAAAAATGTATGATAGATATGGTTTATTTGGAAAAGAAAAATTAATAAAAGTAAATAAAGAAAAACGAATTAATAGAGGAAATAAAATTAAATCATTAAATATTCCAGAAAATTGTGTAGCAGAACTAACATATGATAATGATGATAAGAAAATCTTATGTAGTGGGGAATACGATTTAAATAAAAATTATGGTAATGTTAAGAAAATAGAGGCAAAAAATAGTTTAAAGTATGCGAAGAAATGTAATCCTGATTTTAATATTGCTGAAGAAGAAAATATGAATAAAATATTTTCACAATATTCAATTACAAGTAATAATAAATCATGTGAAGATTCTGGATATTTTCCAGTAATGGATGAAGCGGATTGTATGGGAGCGATTAAACATTTTAATAAGGTTTTGGGTGACAAGGGTGGGCAATATTCAAAATTGGGAGATATCATTCCAGCAGGATCAGAAAATAATACAGCTAATCCAAATACTGGAAAGAATATGGAAGGTATCCCCGAATTCACAAAAGATGATAAACCTTATTGTTCTATCATGAATTTAAACAATCAATCTGGTAAACAAAGATTTTATACAATGAATGTAGAATCTAGATATCACAATACGATAAAGAAAGATGATAAATATCAAATGATATGTAGAACTGAGCCAAAGCCATACTTAGATAATAATAAGATTTCGCCTACGACTAAGGGTTGTCCAAATTGTCCTTATGGTTGTGATAGCGATGATCCAACTAAGTGCTACAATTATCCATATGGAGATATACTTGATGAAGAAGAAACGATGAATTATCAAATGACAAAAAAATGGGATCCTAAATGTGGTGTTAATTATAAGCCAGAAGGTGCGGATGAATTAGGTGGTTCAGCATATGAAAAGGATGGTGAATTTAATGGATTAAGATATGTTGGCGAGCAAGATGTTGATTGGGCAAATAAACCAACTGCCGAACAATGCATAGAATTATGTAAAGAGGATGTAAATTGTTTAGGTTTCAATTATAATCCTTCATTCCCAAGAACAGAAGATGAATGTAAAGATACTAAAGGAAATTGGGATAGTAAGAATAAAGCATGTAAAGGTGAAAATGGTGATAAAGCGGGATGTTATTTTATATCAATGGATCAATCAGATTGTGATAAAGTTGATCCGACTTTTAATAATATGGGTGATTTGGTATATGGATATCAAGTAAGATAATAAATTATTATTATTAAGATTTTAATAAAGATTATAATATTAATCTAAAAAAATATTATTATATTTATTAATAATATACATAATAAAAAATGTTAAAAGATAAAAATGTAAAAACATTTTTTGTAATATTTGGAGTTATTTTTTTTTTATATATAGGATATTTATTATATAAAAAAAAGAAAAATGATGAGATAGAGGTTGAATTTTTTGATAATTTGAAAGATAAAATATTAGAAAAAAGAGAAAAAAAATGTCCGGGGATAAAATTATATGATGAAATGAATTTAGAGGGTAAAGAATCTATTTTGATGCCATCTGAAGGTGATATGGAAATTAATAATAATTTAAAATCAATTGATATTCCACAAACATGTGTTGCAGAATTTAAATTTTCAAATAAGAATAACGAAATTGCATGTCCTATACAAGGTAATCTACCAGAAAATTGGTATGGTGTTGATAAAATAAGAGCACGATCAATATTGGGATTTGATAAAAAATGTAATCCCGAGGAAGATATATTAAATGGTAAAGATTATGATTCTGAATTCGGTCAATATTCCATTACATTAAATAATAAATCTTGTAAAGAGTCAGGTTATTATCCTGTAATGGGAAAAGAGGATTGTGAAGGAGCAATAAAGCAGTTTAATAGAATGTTAGGTACTGAAGGAGGACAATATTCAGATGTTGGAAATAAAATACCTCCTGGTTATAATTTTAATACAAGTAATCCAAATTTGGGAAGAAATATGTATGGAGTCCCTAAACAAACGATTGGTGATTCTCCATTATGCGCAATAAAAAGTTTGGAAACTAGTTCTGGGCAGCAAAGATTTTATAAGATGAATATTGATTCTAATGAAAATACAAGAGTAAAAAAAAATAAATATCAGATGATATGTAGGACTAATCCAAAACCACCTTTTGATGACAATAAGATTTCACCGACATTAAAAGGATGTGATGAATGTCCTCAAGGTTGTGATTCAAATAACCCGAAAGCATGTTATAATTATGGTTTAGAGGAAACACTAATGGATTCTGAGGATGTTATTATTGATGATGATGATATAATCGATGATGAGCTCTATTTCAAATTCCAAGATCAACAATAAAAAAAATAAAAAAAATTTGATTTTATAGATTTCTTATATTATAAATAAGAAAATGGATAAATATGAATATAAAAAATATGTTACCAATAAAGATAATATTATGAATACATTGGATGATTATGGTGTGGCAATTATTCCAAAAATCTTAGATGATGAAATTTGCGAGGATACAATGAATAAAACATGGAATTTTTTTGAATTCATAACCAATGCATGGGAAATACCTATTAAAAAGAATGATAAAAAAACATGGCGAGGATTTTATAATTTATATCCAATGCATTCTATGTTATATCAACATTGGCATATTGGTCATAATCAATTTATATGGGATATTAGACAAAACCCAAAAATTTTGGATATTTTTAGTCAAATTTGGAAATGCGAGAATGATGAATTATTAGTATCTTTTGATACTATGAGTTTCGGTATACCACCTGAAGAAACTAATAGAGGATGGAATAGAAATAATACTTGGTATCATAGTGATCAAAGCTTTACAAGAAATGATTTGGAGTGTATACAATCATGGGTAACTCTAGAAGATGTTGATAATGGAGATGCAACATTATCATTTTTTGAGAAAAGTCATAAATATCATAAAGAATTTAAAGAATCTTTTAATATAACTGATAAAAAGGATTGGTATAAATTAAATGTTGATGAATTGCAATTTTTTAAGAACAAGAATTGCAGTGAAAAAAAAATAAAATGTCCGAAAGGATCTTTGGTATTATGGGATAGTAGAACTATACATTGTGGTACTGAACCATTTAAAGATCGTAAAATGGAAAAATTTAGAAATGTTATCTACTTATGTTACAAGCCAAGAGTATATGCTAACGAAAAACAATTAAAAAAAAAAAGAAAGGCTTTTGAAGAATTGAGAATGACAACTCATTGGCCATGTAAATCAACTTTATTTCCAAAAACACCTCGAACATATGGCAATCCAATATTTGAAATAAAAAAAATAGATCCTCCAATTTTAAATGAAATTGGTAAAAAATTAGCAGGTTTTTAATAATAAAAACATTATTTTTTTGAAGGATTATTAGCTTTAAATTTTTTCATTCCACTTGTGACATGTCCAGATGATTGTTTCATATTTTCAACCTTTTCTCTCACTATGTCTGATTTTCTTGTAGAATAATAAACATTATTTATTTTATGGTTTTGTAATATTTTTATACATCTTTTACATGGTCGGGACTCTGTTAATTTAAATGTACTGTGATCATATCTGACAACTATGATATCATAATTTGATTTTTTTTTATTTTTATTTTTGAAATTATAAGGTAAACAGCGACATACATTTTCTTCTGCATGCAACGATGTGCAGATATTACCCGGATTTCTCTTTACTGAAGGTAGTGATTGTGAAAATTTAACATTCACTAGTTTTGATCCCTTTTATCAAAAGGGCAACATGAGCTGATTTAGTGTATCTATATTTTTCAATTTCCTTAAGAAGCTTATTAGACAAATTCCCTTTACGAATATCCATTATTTAATATAATAGAAAATATTTTTAAATAAATTTGTGATGATATATATATATTTGATTTAAAGATTATATAATTAAGAATCAATTTTTTTTTTGAGAGTCTTTTTAGTTTTTAAAATGAAATTTTTTTTTTTTTTTTTTTTTTTTTTTTTTTTTTTTATTTTTGGATTGTGGTAATTATATTTTTAATTTATTTTCTTTTTTTTTTTTTTTTTTTTTTTTTTAATTTTTTTTTGATTTTTACATTCTTCTCATTTTTTTTTCCTTTACAACATATGTATGTATGTTGTAAATTTGAATATAAGTATGTATGTATGTATGTATG